ACTTGCCCTATCTCAAACTATAAATTTATAAAAAAAGACTTAGAGGATATGAATCCTCAAAAACTTTTAAATTATCTTCTTCAAAACTTGGAGACATCAAATAATATTGTTATTTTGTGGGAGATATTAAAACTTTTAAGAGGAAAAAATACTAAATTAGTATTATATGTGTATGATTCATTCCTCTTTGATGTAGATATGAATGAAAAAGAAGTAATGTTTCAAATAAAAGACATCTTCTCTAAACATAAATTAAATATAAAAGCCAAAAAAGGCACAAATTATAATTTTTAAAACTAAGTTATGAACATAAGTCCACCAGAAATATCACATATGTATCACCAGTATGACTTTGAGTCAGAAATTGATCTAAATTCTATGAACAACAAATTGTTTTGTACTTTTACTACCCTCAATGAGATGGATTCACTAGTTGAGGATATCCAGAAAAAGTATGATATTCTATATAACAAGATTTTTGCATTATATATAAAAAGTAATGAGGAATATGTTATTACATACAATGTAGATCAAGGAAATCTTAATGAAATACCACCAAACACAATATTAGTACACAGAAAAAAAGATACTAATACATTATATACAATAAATGCTCTAAATGAGTTAATCAAATCATTAAATGGAGGTGTTGTAGACACTCAATTCCCAATTGACTGGCAACATTATAGAAATTGTATATTACTAACTCAACATAATGAAATAAAACAATTAAATACTAAGATATTTAAGATTATTGAATTATAGAAAGGTTATAAGGGTGTTTGGCCACTCTTCAAAAAATTGTTACATTTAGGCATATTAGTAAAAAACAAGTTATATTATTAAATAAAAACAAGTTATATTATGGATTTAAACATGATTAAGAGTAAGTTAGGCTCATTACAATCCAACTCAAACAAACCAAAAGGAGAAAAGATTGACTACACAACACTTTATTGGAAACCAAAACAAGAAGGAAAATATCAAATTAGAATTGTTCCTTCAAAATTTAACAAAGAATGGCCATTTACAGAAGTATCACTTCATTATGGTTTTGATAAATTTGCTATCTATTCTTTAAGTAACTGGGGTGAAGCTGATCCAATTGTAGAATTTGCTAAAAAATTACGTGAAACTAATGAAAGTGAAAATTGGAAATTGGCTAAGAAAATTGATCCTAAAATGAGAGTATTTGCTCAAGTAATTGTTAGAGGAGAAGAAGATAAAGGAGTTCGTCTTTGGGAATTTGGAAAAAATATTTACCAATCACTTTTAAGTTTAGCAGATGATCCAGATTATGGTGATTACACAGACATTAATGAAGGAATTGACTTTACATTAGAAGCTAAATATGGTGATGTAGGTGGTAGACAAGTTTTATTATCTTCAATTACTCCTAAACGTAAGTCATCTCCATTAAGTACAGATGCTGATTTAGTTAAAAGTTGGTTAGAAAATCAAAATGAAATTTTAGAATTACAAGGAAAGTATAAGAAAAGTTATGATACTATTAAAAAGTTATTAGCTAAATTTATAAATCCAGAAGCTGAAGCAGAAGAAGGTGAAATAATTAAAGAAAAATCATCAGATTTTGATAATGATGTATCATCTAATCCTAAATCAAACTACAGTTTATCTAAAAAAGATACTAAAGCTCCTGTAGATAAATTTGATGCTTTATTTGATGATGAAGAAGATGATGGTTTACCCTTTTAATTATAAAAATATATGCCTAGAAATAAAAAATCATTAGCTGAAGCTGTTTCAGCAGAACTTAAATCTGGATTTAATTTAGATAGTTTTAAAAACAAAAAAGGTTTAGCAAATAATGTTAAATTTAAAGATCAAGAATGGATTCCACTCTCTCAAGCATTTACAGATGTGTTATCTATACCAGGAATTCCTTTAGGACATATTGTTCTTTTAAGAGGTCACTCTGATACAGGTAAAACTACAGCATTATTAGAAACAGCTGTAGCATCTCAAAAAAGAAATATTTTACCTGTATTCATTATTACAGAGATGAAATGGTCTTGGGAACATGCTAAAATGATGGGATTAAAAGTAAATGAAGTTGTTGATGAAGATACAGGTGAAATTGTAGACTATACAGGTGACTTTATTTATGTTGATAGAGAAACTATCCATTCAATTGAAGATGTATCTGGTTTTATTTTAGATATGTTAGATGAACAAAAGAAAGGTAATTTACCTTATGATTTAATGTTTTTATGGGATTCAATAGGTTCAGTTCCTTGTGAAATGTCTATTAAGTCTAATAAAAATAATAATGAGTGGAATGCAGGTGCTATGTCAACTCAATTTGGTAACAATGTAAATCAACGTATTACATTATCACGTAAGGAGTCATCACCATTTACAAATTCATTAGTTTGTACCAATAAAGTATGGGCAGCTAAAGCAACATCACCAATGGGTCAACCTAAAATGATGAATAAAGGAGGATTTGCAATGTGGTTTGATGCTACATTTGTAGTAACATTTGGAAATATAGCTGATTCAGGAACATCTAAAATAAAAGCTATTAAAGATGGTAAACAAGTAGAATTTGCTAAAAGAACAAACATTCAGATAGATAAAAATCATATTAATGGTGTTCAAACTAGAGGAAAAATTGTTACTACTCCACATGGATTTATTAATGACAGTGATAAAGATTTAAAAAATTATAAAACTACTCACACTAAAGAATGGGCTGAAATATTAGGTGGTGGAGATTTTACTATAATTGAAGAAGATGCTGTTGAAGTGAATGCTGAGACATTCATAAAAGAACCAGAATAGAATATGGAAAATAAAGATTTAATGAAACTCTTGGATGAAGTTCAAGAGCCAGGGGAGGGTACTCCTAAAGAAAAACGTATAATTTTAATAGATGCTTTAAATCTATTTTTTAGAAATTTTGCTGTTATTGGAGTACTTAATAGTGATGGAACTCACATTGGTGGTTTAGGAGGTTTCCTTAGATCTTTAGGAGCTTTAATCCGTAATTTAGAAGCTGATCAAGTTTATGTTGTTTTTGATGGTATTGGGGGTTCAAATAATAGAAAAAATATAATTCCTGAGTATAAATCTGGAAGAAATAATTCAAGAATCACTAATTGGGAAGTATTTGATTCACATGAAGATGAAGAAAATTCACAAATAGATCAAATTATTAGAATAGCCCAATACTTAAAAACACTTCCAGTTAAAACAGTAGCTATAGATAAAGTTGAAGCTGATGATGTTATAGCTTATGTTGGAGAAAAGTTATCTCATAATAAAGAAAATAAAGTTTTTATAGTATCTAGTGATAAAGATTATTTACAATTGGCTAAAGACAATTTAATCATATATAGACCAATAGAAAAAAGATATTATACTCCTTCAACAATAAAAGAAAAATTTGGCTGTCCTGCATCTAATTTTATCTTATATAAATTATTAATGGGAGATTCTTCAGATAAAATTGAAGGAGTTAAAGGACTAGGTCCTAAAAAACTATACAAATACTTTCCAGAACTTAAAAATGAAGGTTTAAATTTAGAAGGTCTATTAGACATAGCTGAAAATAAATTAAAAGAACATGTAATATATGCTAGATTATTAAGTGATCCTTATGCTTTAAAAAATAAGTATAAAATTATGGATTTAAGTAAGCCTATGTTAGATGAAAAAGATATAGAATATTTAGATAAATTTATGGAAGAACCAACACCAACATTTCATCCTCAAATATTTTTAAAATTATACAATAGTGATAATTTAGGAAATTTAATTAGAAATGTAGATGTATGGTTAAAAGAAAGATTTGAAAAACTAGTATAATATGACATTACAATCAATTGATCAATATGGTCCACAGTTTCAAACTAAAGTAATAGCTTCATTACTTACTCAAAAAGATTTTCTTGTAAATATACATGATATATTAGATGAGTCTAGTTTTGGTAATCAAGCACATCAATGGATTATAAAAGAGATACTTGATTATTATACCAAATACCATACAGTTCCAAGTATGGATGTTTTAAAAGTAGAACTTCAAAAAATAGAAAATGAAGTACTACAATTATCCATTAAAGAAAAATTAAGAGAAGCTTATAAGATTACAAATGATGATGCTGAATATGTTATAGAAGAATTTTCAACATTTTGTAAAAATCAACAACTTAAAAAAGCTTTACTTTCATCTGTAGATTTATTAAAAGCTGGAGACTATGA